CGTAAAAGACGTACAGTCGGCCGGTCGCCATCAGCGTCTCGTCGAGCGCCGCACAGATGATGTCAATCCGTTTTTGACTGTCCTGGAGAAAGCGCGGTATCTTGTGCTGCGTGTCCGCCAGCTCGCCGAGAATGAGTCCAACGGCAAGCGCGTTGTCGCGGATCACCTGCGTCGCCGTGACGTTGGTCCGGACGTAGGTGTCGGACTCCATCAGATAGCGGATCTGATCGTATGCGGTGATTCGCAACTCACGCTCATGTGTCTCTTCAACGGCGAATACGTAACCGTAGAACAGCTTCTGGCCGTCCTGGCGGATGCGGATGACGTCGCCCGGGCTCACTTCGAACTGTTGCTGGTAAGACGGACCGCGGACAATGGTCATATCCACCTGGCCGGGCTTGCCGATCCGAGAGGTCTTCCAACTCAGTTCCGGCACGAGCTGCGAGACGTCCCACAGCACGCCGTTTCGGTTGTCGATGACAGTTTCGAGCAAGTTTTTTCACCTACCTTTGGTAGGAGTTCTCCATTTCCTGTTGAATATGGTAGTAAAACTAGCACGGAAGGAGGTGTCACCTTGCACATTAATCTTGATGAGTTGGAACAAGAGATACTCCATGACTTCTATGAACATAATGTCCTCGAATCAAACCCTGAAATTCTTAGGCAAGTAGCGGAGGTATCAGCGAGAATTACTATTATCGCGCTTGCTAAATTCGCCGAGAGACTCGAGGTGAAGGCCGCAGTCGACAGAATGGTTGGAGAATAGCATCATTGGGCGATGCTTGCTCGTCACTCAGTTGCTTCGCGGCAATTACAAAAGCTTGTACCAACCTGTCAGCCGTCGCCTTTGCGGCGGCCTCTCTATCTTTCTCCAATTCTTCCCGCACAATCTCCCTCACGCGTTGTTCGTCCAACTGTTTCATCCTTCTCACTCCCGTTTCGGTAATTTGAGCACCTGGCCGACCTGCAGCCGTTTGAGATCCGCATCAGACAGGTTGTTCAGCCGCTGGATCTCGCGCCAGCGCGACGAGTCGTTCAGTTCTTTCATCGCGATCTTGACCAAGTTATCGCCCGGCTGGATGGTGTACGTCTCTTTCGGCACGCGAGGGTCCCAGCGCTTCGGCGGGTCCTTGACCAGTTTCACGCTGCCGTCCGGCTGCTGGACGGGGCGCGCCCGCCGCGGGGCGTAGAACACGTACTCCTTAAGCTCGAGCCGATAAAAAATGTCCCCCGGGCTGCCGGCCTGCTCCCAGCGCTCGAAGGACGTGATCGTCATGGGCAAAAAGATTTTGTATTGGTCGTTCTCGGCATTCATGCCGACATATGAGAATCGCACAGGGTAGCCGCTATGCATCCACTTGTTGATGTCGTTGACAAATTTATTCGGATCGGGTACCCACCGGCTATCGTTCAAGAAAACCGGATTCACGAACGGATATCTTTGTGCAGGAAAGAAACTTTCGAAACTGATCTCGGCCAGTTCTGGTTTTTCTTTCGTCCTGATCGGACCTAGACCAATGATCCGATAATCCTTTCCCGATCCTTCGCGCTTAATGGTCACTTTTTCCGGCAGAATCGGGAACGGCCAGCCTTCTTCCCCGTTATTCCAACTAATCGTCATTGTGAATGGTCGCGTATTTGCCTCCATATCAGGGAACACCCCCTAATAAAAAACGCGCCTCGAAAGGCGCATTGAGTAGACAACCGATCATCCGATCAAACCTGCACGATGTAAATCACTGATGGAAATATAGATATTGCCACGATACTTCTTGAATTTGATGCCATCAAAAGTGAAATCACCATTGCTGGACTGTAAAAAATCTTCGGACACTGAGACATCAAGCAGATAATCAATACCATCAACGGTATATCGAGCGAAGTACAGTTCTTTTCTCTCCTTGTTTACGATGACCGTGATGTATTCGATTTCGTCAAGCAGGCCTTGAGAAATCCACCCCTCACTCAGAAGCGGCGGAAGCTCATACCCATAGTGCACGGCCATCTGATACGCCGTATCAGCCGAGTCCGGATAACCCTTGTAACCCGGTTCTTTGTCCTCGGCAAACTCGGTGTCCGGCCGCAGCGTGTCGTTCTTACGGCCAGCCGGGCCGTCGGTTGCCGCCGGACTGCCGGTCTGTCCGCCGCTGATGTCCTTCTCAACGACCGTGACTTCTTCATATGTCGGCGCGGCCGCCCCGATCTCAACCCGTTTCAGCTGGTCGTTATACCGCACCGGCGCGCCCAGCAGCTCGCCGACCTTCGCGAGCGGCAGATACGTGCGGCCGTTGTATGCGAGGATCGGATATTCCGGATCAGAATATGTCTTCCCGTTAACAACGACCGGCTGCGTGTACTCGGTCGCAAGATACTGCTTCACCGCGGCGTATGCCGGCACGGCCAGCGTCACCGCGGCGCCGATGATGATACCGAGTACAAGTCCGATCAAACCTTTTTTCATAGGCAATCCCCTCCCAATACTTGTATCGGTATATACGCCGCGGCAATTAAACAGTTGCGTCAACCATAAACGCCGCGCGCCGACGCTTCGATCTCGGCCGTCGCGCCTTCGACGATCTTCGCGATCACTTCGTCGACGTCTACGGTCTGCGCGATGGGGCCGGTCGTTACGTTCACTGTCGGCGTCAGCGTCACGAAGTTCTGGATCGCCTTCATCTCGGCCAGATCGCGCATCACCTTCAGGTCTTCGCTGGAGACATCGACGGTGTCGCGGATTTTTTTGACTTCATCGACCGAATTGAGCTTCGGGTCTTGGTACCATTGCGAATAGTCATATCCACCATACTCATCAGCCGCCGCTGCTTCTTTCTCGGCCTGCTCGCGGGCCCGTTTGGCGGCGCGATCCTCGAGAAAATCAAGCACCTTCTGCTCGCGTTCCGCGGCTTTCTGCGCAGCTTTCTCTTCCATTTGGCGGATCGCTTCTTCACCGGCTTGCCGGATGGCCTCTGCTTGGGTCGCAGCTGTTGCTGCAAACTCGACGTGTTGGATCGCTTCCAGTGACACGCCTTTAATACTATTCAATCGCTCGATCAGCCAGTTTATACGGTCGATCACGCCGTTGACGAGATCCTCCATAGTCTGCAGCACTTCGGCTCTAGCATTCCAAAACGCGGTCTGAATCCCGATCCCGACGCGCGCGAAGAAAATGGGGACCTGGTCAAACCAGTTCAGGATCTTATTCCACGCCCTGAGTAAGTTGGCCGCGAATTCGTCGTTGGTCTTCCACAATTTGACGATCCACACAACGATCGCAGTAATGAGGCCAATCAGCGCAGCGGCAGCCATGATGATTAACCCGATTGGGTTGGCGGCAAGTGCGATATTGAGCGCCCATTGGGCGACCGTCCATGCACCGATGGCTGCGACAACGCCCCAGATGATCGGCTCGATGACCGTCCAGTTGCTGCGCACGAATTCGCTCACCTTGCCGATGATATCCATGAGTTTAACGGCCATAACTGCCGCGTCAGCGATGGTACGGCCGAGGCTGCGCATGCTGTTTTGCATGCTCGGATCGTTGAGCATCGCGCTGATGCGTTCGATCGCTGGACCAAATTCCTGCAGCATGGAGTTCTTGACCGAATTCCAGATATCGCTGAATGTCCGCGGCATCTGGCCGAACTTGCGTTCGATCTCATCCGCCGCTGAGAACAGCGCCCCCTTGATAATGTCCGCTGTGATCGTGCCCTCAGCGGACATTTCCTTCAGCTCGCCCTTGCTCTTGCCTGTGAAGTCGGCAATGGCCTGCGCAAGCATTGGAGCGTTTTCCATGATCGAGCGGAATTCATCGCCCTGCAGCCGTCCGGCGGCCATCGCTTGCGTGAGCTGATACATGCCGGCCTGCTGCTCCATTGTGCTGGCGCCGCTGATCCGGAACGCCTTTTGCATCAGTTCAGTGAACGCGATGACTTCGTCGGTGCTGCCAAATGCATCAGACGCGAGCAGACCGAGCCTGCCGACCACAGCAGCCATGTCCGTGTATGAGCCGCGCGCGCGGTTTGCTGCCGCGAAAATCTTGTTTTGCAGCTCCTCAGTCGTTTGCAGACCGTCATTTACCAGATTGAGACGAGCGAGAGTATTGACGTATTCGTCGCTGATGTTCGTCACAGCTTTGGCTCCTTGGATACTGAGATACGCAGTCACAGCACGCTTGATAGTGCTTGCCAGACCATCCGCAGAGCCTTTACTCTCACGAAGGCGTTGGAGCCAGGTCTGCTGATTTTGAGCACCCTGCCTAGCCGCGTTCGCGCTCTGGCGCAGTGACTGAGTGTACTGCGTGACGGCCGCCCGCATATTATGCATACCGCGGCTGATGCGCGTGACGTGAGAATTGGTCTGCGTCAACAGTTGGTTCGTTCGCCCGATCCCGCTGTTGATCTGTCGGACCTCATGGGTCAGCTCGTCGAATTTCGCGACCATCGCCTGTCCAAGCATAATCAGCAGTCGGTTATTGCTGATCATCTGCTGCTGTCCTCTGATCGCCT